CACCATGAAATCAGAGTCGATCGAATAGAGCCGCGTTCCGTCCGGAGAGAAGCGGCAACCGTTGAACGCGCTCGGCGCCGCAGTGAACTCCCAAGGATAGGCGGCCGTCTTTGAACTCACCGCCTCGATCGTGATGTTCGGGATGCGATTGCCGAAATTGTTTACCGGCAAATGGTCGAACACGACGTAGGACGAGCCGCGATAGGCGGGGCACGAATTTGGGCCGTATTTGTCGTCCGTCCACGCTTCCATCAGCGGGTCAGGCGTCTGCGTCTCGTCGCCGAGATAGACGCGCATCGTGCCGCCGACATTGAGCCCCGCCGACGCCCCGAGAGAGACGGGCCCAGCGGCGGTCGTCTGGTAGACGAGCTTGTCGTCCATCCACACTTTGGTGATCGCGTCGATCTGATGGTCGCAGATCAGCACCGCGAAGTCAGCGAAATATTTGTACTGAGTGTTCTTGCCGCCTTTGCCCTTCGACGTGTGCTGCGTCTCGATCAGGTCGGCGGCCCAAATGACCGGGCATTCGAACTTGCGCGTACCCCAAAAGCGATTGATCCCCGTTCCATAATCGGCGGTAGTTGTCTTCGTGCTCTCGAGGCGCGGGCCCCTAATTTTATGTGCCCCGGTGAGTGCGGTTTCCACCGCCATCAGTGCGAGCGTGCCGACGATTTTTGGGATCGGCATTCAATCCCTCCAGCGCCAGATGCTATCGAGCGGGAACTTGTGAAAGAGGACCGAAAGCGATCGTGAGCGCACGCCGCTGCCGGGAAGCGACGACCAGGCGCGCTCACCGTCGAAAATCGCGATGTGCCCGGGCTGGCCGTCCCACTTGCACAGCAGCACGTCACCGGCCCGCATATCCCGCACCTGGTCGAACAGCTCTGCGAAGCCCTGCTTCAGCCGATCAGACGGCAATCCGTCGCGCCGGCGCAGGCTGTAGTCGACAGCTTTCGCATATTCCGACTGAGCTTCAGGAAAGCCGAGCTCGTCGGTGACACCCCACAGCAGCCCCTTGCAATCGCAGCCCGCGCCTTTGCAGCGCTGGTGATCGGCGAACGGCGTCTTGTCCCAAAATTGCACCGCGAACGCGACTTGCTCGCCGCGCGTCGGCTTCTTCTTGCGCGCCACGTCACTGGCCCGGAATTGCGGGCATCAGCGCCTTGCGGCCGGGCACTTCGGGATAGCCGCGGAAGTTCAATATCTGCCCGAACGCCATGCAGGCCGCCCGCGATTTCGATTGCCCGGTCGCCACGTCGAAGCAGCCCTGGCGGATCGTGCAGGTCGCCCCGATCGCTGGCACCGAGGCTAGCGGAGCGAACAGTTGAATGACGCCAGCCGCCGACCAGCTTTGAATCTCGATCTTTGCCGTCCCCGCCAGCGCGCCGGTGATGAACTGCACCGTGCCCTTGTTGAAGAACGTGTTCGCGTAGGAGCCGGTGAACGACACCGTGAAGTTCATGCCGTCGGCCGCCGCCGTGACGGTGCCCGTGATCGAGACTGGCGTTGCGTGGCAGCGAATGCCGTCGCCGAAGTCGGCGTCGCACTGATCCGTGATCACGCGGCCGACCGTCTGATTGAAGCGGTCGACGTCGGAGCGGATTTCGAAAACGAACTTGCCGCCCTCGGGCCGTGCTTCAGAGACATTCCCGGCCAGGATGGCGATGTAACCTTGCGTCAGGTCCGTCCAATTGACTTCGAACAGGCGCGCGCGGGCCCGGTTGAACCTGCCGCCGAGCACGGCGTCGAGCGTCACGACGTCGGCGAGCGGACCCGACACTTCGTAATTGTCGGCCTCGAGCCCGCAGGCGAGCGAGACATTCGAGGAAAGAATGCCCGTTCCCGACGAATAGCTGACAAGCCCGTCGCCGAGGTCGAAGCTCAGATCCTTGTCGTGATCGGTGATTCCGATGCGGGTGCCGTCCTTGAGGTCGAGCAGCAGCATGTTGCAGCGGGTATGCGCGGTCCCGGCCAGGTGCCCGGCCATCGCCGCGCTCACCGTTCTACTCACCCAGGCATTCCTTGATGGTGAAGGTGTCGATGTGCCTGAGGTGCCCCGCAGGGGCGGTGATCTGCACGGCGCTGGCGAAGCGCACGACAACGACCTCGGCCTCGACGTAGTCGTAGAAATCGAACGTGTGCAGCCCGCGAACGGTGTCTTTCCACATCTGCCGCACCGAATTGAAGTCGGTCAGGTCGCCGGCCGTGTCGTAGGTCGGCAGCGAAATCTGCCACACCCGCGCCTCATCGGCTGCGCGGATATTGCGAACCTCTTTGCCGCCGTCGGTGGTTTGGACCTCGAGCGAATCCTGCCCTTCGACGCGGATCGCGCCAATCTCGATCTTTTGCGTGAGCTGCGTCGCGATATGCACGCTAGAAGCCCTTCCGGCGTGCTTGTGCGATGTGCGCGTTCAGGTCGCGGGCGAGCTGCCCCGCGGTCTCGCGCGTCACCGGCGAATTGATCGTGATCGGGGCGTTGATATGGAAATGGTCGCCCGAGCCGCTTGAGCCGCCACCCTTCGGCGTGATGTCGAGCCGCTCGCCATAGCCGACGCGCGCGATTGGAATGCCGTTCACGGCGAGCGTATTACGGTCCGTCCCCATGTTGCCCTTGAGGCGCATGGAGCCGCCGCTGTCGAAGCCTGGCAGACTCGCGAAGGCGCCGGACAGCGGTATCGAGCCTAGCACCGACGCACCGCCAGCGAGAGAACCGCTGAGCGGCATTGCGCCACCAAGGCCACCGCCTCCCGTCACCCCCCCAAGCAGGCCGCCAAGCAATCCGCCGAGGCCGCCACCTTGCGCACCGCCGAATAGCGCGTTCGCCAGCGGGGCAATGATCGTCCGCTCCAGGCCAATCTTGATCAGGTCGGCGATGATGCTCTTCGCCATGTCCGCGAAGGCGGCGCCGAGCTTCTTCGTGCCGTTCACCGTGTCGAGGATCGCCTGCTCGAGCGCACCGAAGCCATTCACCGCTACGTTCTGCAGCGCTTCCTGCCATTTGGCGGCGTCCGTCGGCAGACCCGCCATGTATTGCTCGAGCGGCCCGCGCGTCTGTTGGATGACGCCCTGGCGATCGAGAGTGTAATTTTTGTCCAATGCCGCACGATCTTGCCGCGCCTGCGCAACGGCGATCGGGTCTTTACTCTCCGCGATGATGCGGTCGAGGATGATGCGCTTCTCTTTGTAGGCCAGATCGAGAATCTGAAGCTCGATCTTCCGGCGCTCGGATTGCGTCTGCGCGAGGTCCGCCTGCTTTTGCAGCATCTCCTTTCGCAGATCATAACCATGCTCGTCGAGCTGAATGGATTCCTGAAGGAGCCGCTGATCGCGTTCGTCGAGGATCGCCTTGCGCTGGAGCCCGACGAGATCGGCCTCCTTGGCTTTCTCGATCCCCGCCTCGGTGATGATCTGGTTATAGGTCGATTGCGTGATTTTCTTTTCGGCGAGATCCTTCTTCGCCTGAGCGACCTTATGATCGATGTCCGCATCCCTGATCTGCCGCTGGACGTCGAGCATCTGCAGCGAGACTTCTGCTTGGTCGCTGACATCATGAACCAACGCTCGCTTGGCTTCGAGGATCTGGAGGTTCAGCTGGCGCTCTTCCTGCGCGAATTTGAATGCATCCTCTTCATTTTTGTCATCCGGCGTCTTCTTCTTAGGGCCCTTCTCCGCGAGAAATTTCGGAATATCAGGTCCCTTCGGCGGAGGCGCGTTCGCTGCTTTCGCTGCCGCAATTGCTTGATAATAGCGGTCCACCTGGTGCTGGAGGTCGTTTCGCAGCTGGCCCACGTTCGGTCCGGCGCCTCCGCCGGTCTGAATACCGGCGACGCTCATCGCGGGGCCTGCACCGCCGCTGGATTCGGCCGAGTGCAACCTGTCTCGCGCCGCGATCAGCTGCTGCCTACGAACAGCCAAGTCATCATTCATCTCATCCGCGTTCTGCGCGACTTTTCCGCCAAGCAGGGCGCCTGCCGCGCCGCCGAGCACCGCGCCAGGCAAACCACCGACGCGGCCGCCCAGGAGCGCGCCAACGATGCCCAGCGCGAGCTGCGGATTGGAGCCGAGGAACCTGATGATCGAGCCGGTGAGCGTCGCCAGTGCGCTCGACAGAGACAGGATCGCGCTAGCGTTCTGAGCGACGACGCCGGCGATCTGCGCCGATAGCACCATCTTTAGTGATTCGAGTTTGTGGCTGGTCTCTTCCGCATGGAGGATGAGCTCAGGACTCAGAACAATACCGAGCCTGTTCGCGGCTTCGGAGAGCTCGTTAATCCGAGCACTTCCGCCCTTGAGCATATTGTCCAGCTGCGAGCCATTGCGGCTCATCAGAGCGGTCTCGACTGATGCACGCTGGGCGCGATCCGAATATTTCGCTAGGCCGTCTGCTACCTTCAGGAACACGTCGCCAGTATTCTTGCCTTTCAGCTGATCGACGCTGACACCGATGGCCTTGAAGGCTGCGATCGGTTTCTTCGCTCCCGCTTCCGCATTGCCCATCGAGATGGTGAGCTTCTTGAGGCCCATCTCAAGCACTTCCTGACTGACACCAGTTTGCGTTGCGGCATAGCGGAATTGCTGCAACTGCGTCGTCGTGACGCCGAGCGTGCTCGCAACCTCTTTCAGACTGCCCGCATATTCGAGGCTCTTCTTCACCTGCTCGGTCAGCAACCCGACCGTAAAAGCGGCGAACAGCCCTTCGACAGCGCGCTTGGCGCCGCCGAACGCGCCCTCGATCTCCTTCGCCTTCGATTTGGCTACAGATGCCGCCTTGTTCGCGCCGGCCTCGAAATCCGCAGTGCCTAGGGAAAGCGCGACACGCAGCGAGCCGATCAGGGATGAAGCCATGTCAGTTAAGCTCCTTCCCGTCCGGACCAAAGCGACGAATCGTGATTTTGCCAGGCGCACGGACGGCATGTTCTCGCCACACCGCGAGCATTTCCTCGTGCGTCTGCGGCCGCTTCGGCTTCAGGTGGTCGAGGTAGTGCTTAACGGGCTTGAGCTTCGAACCGGCGCCGTTCAGCGCCTCATTCCACCAAGCCTGCACTACGATCCGTTCGACCTGGCGGCGGTCGCGTTCCGCCGCGCCCTCGAGGGCGTTCACGAGCGAGCGGGGCGTTTCCTGCCAGAAGGCGTCGGGCGCGAAGCCCGCGGCGATCCACTCCTTGCGGAACTGCGCGACGCTCCACTCGACCGTTTCGGAGGGCGCGAGCTTTGCTCACCCTCCTTTGAGCCTTCGAAGAGGTTGAACGCGCGCTTCACGAGCGCGCCGGCCGCGAACGAAATGACGTCCCTGTTGTCGCCGTACATGAGGGTCGCAACCTGGTCGAGCGTGACTTCGCTGTGATGTCTGCGAAGCATCGCCCACACGAATTTCACGGTCAGGGCGTGCGGCGGTTCAGGATCGCAAACCTCGCGGATCAGCTCATCCATCTTTCGGCCGAGCAATCCTTCGAGAAGGTCGATCATCCGAAAGTCGATGACGAGGCGCAAAACCTCATCACCGACCGGAATCTCTTGCTCGTTGTAGAACGGCTCGATCGCAGACATTAGATGTCGGTCTCGGTCGCGGCGCCCGTGAAGCGGACCGTGAGCGTCGCTTCCATGCGGTTGTCGATCGGCGCGCTGCGCTTGTACTGCTTGCCGATCACGTTGACGTCGATCTGATAATAGGTCGTGTCGGGCTGCAGGATCTGAATGCGCATAGCGCGCGTCGCGCCAGTGGCGATGAGATCGCGGCACAGCGCGTCGGTTGCCGAACCGGGGACGTAGTTCAAAACGATGTCGCCCGTCCCGCCATCGATCAGGCCAGCGATGTATTCCTCGCGGCGCCCAGGCGAGAGCATGTGCGTCGCCTTCACGTCCGCGATCATGTCCTCGGGGAACGGGAAAGCCGTCACCTCGGAAAGCTGCTGAAGAACGGCGCCGGCGTCTGCCAGATAGACCTTCGCGCCCCAGCCGATCGTCGCTGCAGTAGCAGTCATAGTTCACCTCTTGAGTTGTGGAATGCCTTGCCGAAGGGCTGAAGAGGCGGGGATCAGGCCGCCGGAGCGTGCCAGATCGTGAAGTCGATGCGCTCGCGGTAAACGATGCCGGTCTCGATGCTCTCGAATGACGAAGCGAGCCGATCCACGAACGAGCGTTGGAATGAGGTGGCGCCGACGATGACGACCGGCACCAGCGCGGCGATCACGAGCTCGCGAAGGTCGCGCGCCTGCTTCTTGTCGTCCGCCCAAACATCAGCCTGAACCTGCGTCCCGCGCAGATCCTGAAAACCCTGCATGTGCTGCGGCCTGGCGTCGTCGATGTAGTCCAGCGTGATCGCCGGCAACGCCGATGCTTGCGGCCTGTCGCCCCATGCGATCGAGCCGCGTTTGACCAGCGCCGAAATGCCGGCGTCCGCGAGGAGGCGGGCGCGAAGGTCTTCTTCCATCGCCTCACCTCGCCGCTAGTCGGGCCGTCTTTGCCGCCGCCCTGAGCGCAGCGCTGTCGATCTGCAGCCACATGTAGAAGCCGAGGTCTGTCTGCGCCCGGTCGTGCGTCGCTTCCCAGGCGGGCCGCATGAAGGGCTGCGGCCTGTCCTTGAAGCTGCCGAACTCCATTTCAATGTCGTGCTGATGCCCGGCGGTGCGCGTCGGACCGACATAGACGGTGACGTCGCCAGGCATCGCGAACGGGTTGTTCTGGTGCGAGGCCGTCTTGCTGCTGACCTCGATCACTTCGCGCAGGTGCGGCGCCGGGTCGTTTTCGTCATACGGTGCCAGCGCGCTTGCCAGCCCGCGCATCGGCTCGGCGGCTTGCGTCAGCGCGCGCCGAACGACGTTTTTCTGCGTCGCCGTCTTCACCAATTCCTTGAGCGCCGCCTCGAGATCGGCAGCGCCTTCGAACTTAACCTGCAGGCTCACTGTCGGCCTGCGCGGTCCCGGTGATCACGATCTCGTCGCGCCTCACCTCTTCGGTGTTCGTGATGTCGTAAACGTGGCCGCGGTAGCGCAGCCGGTGCTGTTTCTGGTCGAGCGTGAAGGCGCTCGGACGGCGAATGCGGAATTTCTGCGTCTGAAACGCGGTACGTTGA